GCTTCCCCCTGTGTCGTAGGAGTTAGAGAAGATATTGTCATCGAGGGTAATGAGGGCTGTGGGGGCAGCCACACTACTATCTTTCGCGATAGCCGGGCGGCGGAAGTTGCGGAGATAGAAGCCGCGAATTGTAAGATAGCTGGAGGTGCCGATATCGAATCCATAGCCGTTATCCTGGTTAACAATATTCCCCGGAGTCTGGCAGCTCGCGCCATTCTTACACCAACGAGAGACGATGTAGCTAATGCCTGGGGTAGAACAATCGCACGCCTGCCCTGCGCTGAAGGAGTCTACCTCGGGGAGAAGAGTAGCGCTGCAGGTGTCGCCTGTAGGGCACTCACCGTCGTTGGCGCACGCGATCCAAGTGGCGGTGGTGCAGGAGCGCGGCACCCAGTTAGCGTGAGCGTTGGTCATGTCACTCTTAGCGGCGACTCGATAGGTGCCTCGTTTGCTTGTGCCGTAGAAGGCTTGGAGAGACTTGCCTCTGGTGGTATACCAGTAGTCGGTGAGTGGGCCGCTTAGACCGGAGCACTCTACGTTAGCGGGGGAGACACACTGAGTCCAGGTGGAGGATCCGGTACCGTCTATGATCGGCCGCTCCGCATCAGCCTCGCCGTAGTGGTATCCCTGGATGATGATGTGGTTGCCGAGAGCGCCGTTCTTGTTGCGGATGAGGAAGCGGTCGGTATTATAGGTACCTGAGTGGACTTCGAGTATGTCGCCCGCTGTGGTGAGCTTACTGATCCCGTAGTCCATCGAACAGTATGGAGCTACGTCAGAGGTGCAGGTTCCACTGGTAATCCCTGATGGTCCGACGTAATAAGTAGCTGCCGTGACAGCCTCAGCAGAGGCGGTGCAGATCCACCCCGTAACGAAGACTCCCTTGAGTACCTTGCAGATTAGTCCGATCATCTTGACTCCGTTAGTGGGAGTGGAAATCGAATTCCGTGAGAAGATAGGCGCAGACTTCGTTTGAAAGTGGAGGAGGTGGGATGGGTCCACACTCGGACATCTCACCGAGGGGTGAGTAGGCCTTGACGCGATAGAACCATGTTACGCCAACTGGAGGTTCCTGTGGGGCAGCGGAGCAGTTGGAGAAGTGGGTGAGGCAGCCTATCGAGGGGGGTGTCCAGATTGGGGAGAAAGTCTGCGGGAACTGCCCATCTATGCTAGCTCCAAAGTACCCTACGCAGCGATCCTGCCTAGGGTCTGAGCAGATGCGGTCGTAGATCTGACAGTCGAACCCTTGGTAGGGGACCGACTGTTGTGCGACCAACAATGTTGTCCGCATGACCAACATCACTGAACAGAGAATTATCGCTGCGCAGAGATTTTTCATCTTCACCCCTACGGGCTAAACTTCCCAAGGAAGCCATCATTTCCTCCAGGACTAGGCATTTCACCCCCACCAAGGTTGATGTTATCTACGAAGGTTCCACCTATGATCATATTCCCTGAGGTATCAAACGTGACCGCATTCCCAAACTCATCATTGCTGACGTTACTGAAGCGACTTGCTGATACGTACACGCCCGCCGTGGTAAACTTAGCCACAAATGCATCATACGTGCTACACAGTGGGCACAGCGCTCCACCTCCGAAGTCGAGCCCATTAACCATGTATCCTGTTATTGCAACATTACCTGAGGAGTCTATCGCCACCCCCTTCACAGAGTCACCGAAGGTTCCTGTGATTCCCCCCCAAGTGTCATCCCACACCCAGGCTCCAGTAGATGAGTACTTTACCAGAAAGATGTCGGAGCCCCCTCCTGAAGATGGATACGCGGTGCCACCTAGATTGATAGTACCTGAGAAGGTTCCTGTAACAGCTACCTCGTTACTTGGTCCGATAGCAATTGATGCTCCTCGATCAGTACCACTCCCCGCGAGGCGTCTCACCCACGTGATGAGCCCTGTTGAGGTAAATTGCATAACTAGGCCATCCTCTCCACCTGCAGTAGAGATGCTCCCACAGTTGAAGGTGATATTACCATTGAAGCCTCCTGTCATAGCTACCACGCCAGCGGAGTTTATCGCCACTCCTAGTCCGGTATCAGCACCCCCTCCACCGATCCCCTTTGACCACTGGTGAGTACCAGAGGAGTCAAATTTAGCGACGAAGATATCTGAGCCGCCTGTGAGTGGGAGGCCTCCTCCACCGAAGTCTATCGTGGTACCAAGTTGTGCGTAATATCCTGTGATAGCGAAGGTTCCGTCAGACATCGCTGAAATAGCGTTCCCTACGTCATTCCCTGTGCCGCCGAATCGATACGACCAAACGTGTGCGCCGGAGCTGTTGAGTTTGAGAATAAACACATCTGAGTTGCCTGCACTTACTAGATTACCACCTCCGAAGTTGACGGTCCCTTGGAATGATCCGGTAACATACACGTTGCCACTGCTGTCGGTGCTTACTCCAAAGGCACGATCAGTTCCAGTTGAGCCGAATCTCACAGCCCAAGAGTATGCTCCTGCAGCAGCAGTGACTTTTCCTACCACAACATCCGAGGGATTCCCGGTAACAGTAAGGACACCGCCTCCGTAATTCACTGAGCCTGTCATATATCCTGCGTAGATCACATTACCGGAGGAATCTGTAGTGGTTGAGGTGATGGCTACGCTATCGCTTAGAGTAGGGCCGCCAAATTCTGTTTGCCACACGAACGCCAGGATGGCGAGTATGGAGAGGATCATCTATTTACCTCGCTTGAAGTAGGAGTCGTCGTCTGCATCAGGGGGCGGAGCGGGATCGGCTGCGGGGAATACGTTGAGGGGGACTAGGCAATTACCTGAACCTATTGCACAACTCCGTGTAGACTTTTTTGTAGACAGCCGACACCACCTTCTGCATTACATCGGGTGGAGCTAGACACCTATGAGAGTCAATGCAAGCAACACCATCCCGCCCATAGTGTACACGGGATTTCTTCTTACAGTAGGGGCAGGCGTACCACTGCGGGCGTTTCATGCGCTATACCATTTACCCGAGTACATGGCCCGGTATTTTAATGTAAATGGGATTTCCTCTGCATGGAAGCGGTTCCCCTCTGTCTGCACAAGCACGACTCCTTGCTGCCAGTTCTCGGGCGCGGGATTGTTCATCCGTCGATAGTGGGGCGGGTTCTGCGCCAGATGGCCACATTCCAACCAGACGCGGATTCCAGAATAGTCGCGCTTATAATATCGCGAGAGTCGGTGCGTGTGCCCGGAACAACCAGACCTACCCCACTTCTGCATCTCAGCAGCGGCAGAGGCTCCGGGGGATGATCGGACGATGCTTCCGTGAGTAACGATGAAAGAGCCATTTGCAACTGAGAGGAAGTCATTTTTGATGAGTCCAGGGTAGAGGGTGGAGGGGTTGAACCCGTCGAGCCCGGCGAGTTCGGGATTTTTGTCGAGGTACTCTAGAATGCGGCCTTCGTGGTTGCCACGGAGGTGTCGAGTAGTCGGTGAGCGGAATAGCTGAGAGACTGCATCCCATGCCCGTAGCTCTCGTACAACAGCTCCCCAACGTTGGACATGGGGGACGAAGAAACGTGAAGCCCACACGAAGTCTCGGTTGTCGCCAATGAAGATGGTTGTGTCGGGATTGTAGGCGTCAAAGATTTGCTTCGCAAGAGACACCGCCTTTGGGTCATGGTAGGGACAGTGGAGATCGGGGACGATGAAGATGCGCTTAGCGCCCACGTCGCCTAGCTGCGGCTGCCTCGAAGGCTTGTCGCTTTTGCATTTCAACAATCAACTCCTTCATCGTGAGATTCACTTCACCAAGGCCGGTCTTGAGATCAGCAATATCGCGCTGAACAAGTGGTTGGGTGGCGAGGAGTATCGAGATGGCTTGGCGATTGTCATGTACCCAAAAGGCGTCAGGAGCGAAGCTGCTGATTACACTACCTACCAGCCCTATAGCCGCCCCCCCTACCCACTTCAGCCAACTGCTCTCTAGTATATTCTTCCAGGGCATAAAGTCAAGTCCTCTCACGGCTTCCGCCAGTCGCGGAACCCTGCAATCGCGGCTGAACCGAATACGGTAGCTACCCACGTTCCGAAGGCACTGACAAACTCAACGCCGCTGAGCTTGCCACCGATGAGAAGTCCGCCGAGTGTCCCGAGAGCACTCATCGCCATCAGCCATAGTCCTTCCCCAGCGCCTAACTTTGCGAGTAACTCCTTCATCTCCACTACCCCTCTAATAGTGGCAGAGGATTAACTGCCCCCTGCAGATTGTGTACTTCAAAGTGGACATGCCGAGTGATATCGGGGTAGCGGTCGCGCAAATCTTGCGCTACGCCGATGACCTCACCCGCCCGCAGAATCTCCCCCACAGTGACCTCAGGTTCGACGTAGAGGAGCTTGAATGTGTAGGCACCCCACTCGTCCCAACCCTTGAGATGTACGCTCCTGAGGCTACTGTTGGCGTAGGCGAGGCCAATACGTGTCACCTCTAGAGGACACATCGCTACCACATCATCACCTGGATGTGCTATGAGGTCGATCCCTAGATGTTGTCGCGCTCCTCCGTCTCGCGAGGCACCGAACGAGCCGCTCCCTAGTGCGTCATTTTGGCGTACCCCTCGATTCGGCCTCACGGGCCACTTGAGTAGCTTCGGCATCTGAGTCACATAGTCCGGTTCTTTCTGTTTGAAGAGGGAGAGGAGGTAGCGCCAGAAGTTACTCACGCGCATCTTCCGGCTCTGGTGTATTTATAGCTACCTCAGTAGGATACACTATAGGAGCAAGTAGACGTGAGCCCTTGACGATACCATGGGCCGCCACCTTCGGCATCTGAGCGCCGAGAGTGTACCCTGCCGTAGCGCCTACCCAGCGGCTCCCAGGAAAGCCGAGCTTCTCCCCCTCCGAGAAGCCGATGGCCCCGCCGAGTAGCTTAGAGACGATGGTAGCAGCCTTCATAGCGCGAGCCTTCGCCTCGTCGGCAGCCTTGACGGCAGCCTCGTAGCGTTCAGTGACGGACTTAGAGTGAGCAAGGTACTCTTGAGACTGTATCTTGGAGATAGCTTTAGCCGCCTGCTCTTGAGCTAAGTTCTCGGTAGAGATAGCTTTAGAGGTAGTGCGAGCAGCCTTCGCTGCCTCACGATTCACTTCGGGAATCAGTTTACGCAACTTCTCAACTTCAGCCACCTTTGCAGAGTAGTCGTCTAGAGTAGAGGTAAAGTTGGTGCCGAATACCTTATCGAGTCCAGTCAACGCCTCACGAGCCTTGGGGATATTACGTAGACGTGAGACTACTACCGCCGGGTCAGAGGTGAGGAACTCGTCAAGATCCTCAGCGGCGGTTAGCTTCGAGTGGATGATTCGGTTGGCGTCCTTGATAATCTTCGCTGATCCGGGGGCCACCTTTGCGATATGCTGCTCGACGCCCTCTTTCAACTCAGCACGGAGAATCTTATACGCCTTGACTATCTCTGACTTAGCTTCAGGGGAGCCCTCGTATCCGCGAGCGCCGAACTTAGTGAGAGCACGATAGGCGCGGTCGAGAGAGATACGACCTCCGCTGAGTGCCGCCTCTTTCTCAATCTCTCCTGCACGTCTGATAAGCTCGTTGCGAGCCGCATCCTCGGAAGGATTGAGGGTAGCAACTTCATCAGGATTGCCGAAGAAGGTCTTGAGGCGTTTGATGATCGGCTTCACATCCACCATCGAGTCGTCGCCTACCTCTTGGGCAACCTTACGAATCTCGTCAGACTTAATCTTAACTTCCTCTTGCAGCCCGCTGAATACATCATCTACCTTATCTTTGATCGTCTGCCCTAGCTCAGTTGCCACACTTCGAGGGACACGCTCAGGAACAGGAGTAGGAGTGGGAGTAGGAGGTAGTGCCCTCATACCTGCAGGTACGGCTGGAGTCGGCTCAGGGGGGAGGACTGGCTTAGGGATCGCTTCGCCACCTTTACCTAGCGCGGGGGCAAACTTGTTGGCGAGATATCCTAGTCCTCCTATCGCGCCAACCCCCACCGCAGTACGAAGTGCGGCTCCTCCAAGCGTGGGCCGCTCTTCGGGAGGTTGCGTGGCGTAGTTTAGCCCCTCGTTGGCGAGCATACCTACACCCTGTCCGGCCATCTGTGATAGGATACCTCCTCCAGCAACAGCCCCTCCTAGTGCGGGTAGTCCCATCGCGGGCAGCATCCGAAGGCCAATCTTCTCTGCGGGGGATGGGTTGAATGGGTAGATGCTGCCGTATTGAGTTACTGCGTTAGGGGGAGGTTGCCCGCGCAGAGTCTCGAATCCCTGCTCGTAGGTGCCACCTTGAGGGGCGGCAGTGGGGGCGCTGGTGGGTGCGGGGGTAGCAAGCGTCTGACTCGGTACCCACTCCTTCCCATTCGCCTCAGCCCACGCCTTAGCGGCAGCAGTGTCGCGGCCAGCCTTCCTCACATCGTCTTCGAACAACTGATTAGGCATTAGCGCACCAGATCATTGAAGTCGTTAGCAGCAGGGGGCTTCAGTGTAACTGACCGCTGCAGATCATCAATATCAACTATCTCAGCAATCGCCGGGTTGGAGCGAGCGGCTCTCAGCAGTCCCGCCGCACCACCATAGAGTCTCATGAGATCGTTGAGCCGCTGAATCGCGGGCTCTTGGATCTGACGAAGTTGGTTATCGAAGGTTGCCTCGTCATCCATCGGGAGCGGGAACTGTTGGCTGTACTTCTCAAGCTCGGCCACACTGAACTGAGCGCCCGTCTGCGCCTTAATGTAGCCATTTAGATTGCGGGCAAGGACTGAACGGTAGCGGAGGACGGCTTGTGGATCGAACCCCATCGTCCTGGCGAATGCCCCCGGATTGCGCCAGAATTGCGTGCGCGACATAGAGTCGCTTAAAGAGTAGCGGAACGAGTCCCATAGTCCAGGATTCTTGTCGATACCCAACTCCTGCCTAGCAGCGAGCCACGCCTGCTTTAGGCCAGCGGAAGCGGCGACTGTCTCGACGTTCTGGATGCCGGTGTTAGCCATACCGGGACTAAGGGGTGGATAGAGTCGGCCGCCTCCCGCTGCGTTGCCACCACCGAGGAATCCTCCAGGTCCGTATCGAGGCTGAGCAAAGTATCCTTCACTAGTGGGGATGAAAGCATTCGGCGGTACGCCACTCACTACCTCGATTGCCTCCCCCGCATAATACATCTGCCTCGCAACCGCTCGTGGAATCCACTGGCTAGTCTTTTGACCAGTTTGAGGATCCTGTCGTGTAACTTGGATCATCACCTTATCATCACCCGCAGCAGGGTTAAGAAGGTGCTCAGTCCTGGCCCTCGCAAGTTCAGCCTGAGCCTCTCTCCCAGGTATCATCGCGGCCAATCCCGCCGCCCCTCGCAAATCATCAATCTTCTGCTGCCGCGAACGATTACGCATCCTCACGTTCTCATTTGCGATATCACGATTCTGCTGCGAACGCTGCAGCGCATAATCCGGCCCGGCAGTCGGCTCATAGGGAGCCTTCGCGGCGAGTTGGAGCTGCTCTTGCCAACCAACAGGCCCCGGCTGCTGTAGCTGCTCCTCTGGATCGCCCATCATCTTTTGGAGTTGGGAGAGGAAGTTCTGGAGGAGGTCGTTAGATTGAGCAGGAGGCTGGTTAGATGCCTGATATGCAGCCGCCCCCGTCTGAGGCGCAGAGTTAAGCATCTCGGGGGTGGGGCCGACGAAAGGTGTAGGAGGCTTCGGGTATATTGCCATATTAGTAGATATTCGCTAGATAGGGATTCTTAGTCGGGTACAGCGAGCTGCTATCCGCCATCGAGGCTCCACTCTGAGTCACGGCAGGGCCGCCGTACATATCCTGTGCCGCTTGACCAGTCTTCGCGGCTTGGTAGCGACCATATATCTCTGAGCCGATTCCGTAGAGCCCCGCCATTGCATTCCCATACCCCGGCGTAAAGCCGTTCGGAGGATTCATCGCGTTCTGAGCTATCCCAAGCTGCCCACCGTAGAGTGCCATCTTAGACCGCTGTTGCATGCTCGCTTGATCGAGAGCGTTGTTGAAAGCGGCAATCTCAGGAGCTGTCTGTGCCATGTTCTTGAGCGCGACGCCGGTACCCGTCCCCGTGAGGCCACGTGACGCGATAGTATTGGCGATCCCACTCTGAATCCCCGCAGCGCCACCTTTGCTTATCTGCTGTCGCATCAGAGGGAGATTCTTACCTGTCAGCTTAGCGAGATACTCAGGCGACATAGCAGCATTATAGAGTCGCTTCGCTTCCTTCAGCCGACGCTCTGCTCGCTTCTTCTTCATACCCCCTAGCACGCCGCCGATGACGAACATCGCTGCGGCAGCATAGGGATTACCTGTGCTCGCCCCAGCTGCGCCACCCTCAATTCCCGCCTGAGTATCCCACCCAATCCCAGCCATTACGACTCACCACCCTTCGTCTCTAGGAGATGCTTCAGCTCATCGCGCTCTTTCTTGAGCGACTCGTTCTCTTTAGTGAGGTCGTTGATCGCCGCATCGGCTTGCTGAAGGATCAGCTCAAGGCGGGCGAGGAGGTTTACGAGAGGATTCATTTTAGCGTAGCTCCAGCATGATTGTTCCGAAGTCGATCACATCACCACCTGATCCCGCCGCACACTGCATCTCGAACTCGGCGTCCCCAGCGTAGGTAGCGGCATTGAGCGCGGCCCAAGTGCTGCTGAGTCCATACCAAGCGGCATCTTTGGGGAAGGAGACTGTGCCGGTTATGTCTTGAGTGTTTGTAATGTCCACTATCTTGAAGTCCACTGCTGCAGCGCTTACGAGTCGGTTACTCGCCACTACCCAGATGCGTCCTTGGCGGAAGCGCTCGAAGTTAATCTTGTGGCGGTTTATTTGATTCCCTCCGCCGAAGGACTCTCCTGCCCCTGCAACGAGAGTCCATGCGACGCTTACGCCGGTAGAGCCGTAGATAGTAACAGGAGTGTTAGAGCGGACGGGCTGCCAGTTTGCCCCGTCATCCACCCACATAGCGTAGGTAGTGTCAGTGCCGGTGGCGTTATCTGCGAACAGCCTTCCATTGGTTGTCGCGCCCGGCCGGTTCGCGATATCATCCACTCCCACCGCTCTTGAGATGATGATACCCATGTTAGCTCAAGTTAGCGATAGTCACCGTGGGAGTGCCGCTTAGCGTTACCTGTCCATCAGCAATCCACCCCATCATGCGGAGGAAGTTGGAGAGAGCTGATCCCACGAGGAAGTTCCTCACTAGATCGAAGTCTGACCCGACGAAGTTGGCCTTAGTCTGCGTACCCGTAAGGACAGGGGTACCGTTATCCTGCTGAAGCTGCATGGTGAGGACTACTTTCAAGTGGAGACTCCTTAGGCTGCGGGAGCGGTTGTCCCGGTATCTTGTACGTTGAGAATTACGCTGCCAGTTGCGGAAGCGGCGCGGGTGAAGGAAGCGAAGCCGTCTGCGTCGGTTGTCCAAGTGGCATCTTTGACTGTGGTGCCACTTACGCTAGCGTACACACGCCAATACTCAGCCGTTCCCTGTGCGTCTTTGCAGATTAATCCCTTCACTGCAGTTGAACAGAGGAAGTCATTCGCAGTAGACTCAAAGGTGTTTCCACCTATTACTGCACGGCGAGTGGTACCCCCGCTATGGGTGGCAATTTGAATACCATAGGCTAGAGTACCTCCAGTGATTGCAGCTATATCCATACCATATCGGTTAGTGCCCGCCGTGATTGCATCACATCTAAAACCAGTGAAGTTCGTGACAGCAGCAGATGTGAGAAGTGTGGCCCCCCCTCTGGCGCGAAAGGCCATAATATCTGTAACGGCCACTCGTGTTAGTGTATACGGAGACGCCACGGAGCCTGCCTCAAACATTGTTATTGCCGGAATAGCTGTTCCAATAGTTTGCGCAGTAGCGGTGAGGGTGCCAAATCGATATCCGAACAGTGAGCCTGTGAAAAAGTTATTAGAAGTGTTCCCCGCTGCAAGCGTCATACTTGAGCCAATGAGCGGGTTAGTAGAAGCCCCTGCCGCATTAGCCATCGTAGCGTTGGCGGTAATTGCTAAACCTCTCGCAGCGCCTGTAGCAGTGCCAGTATTAGTATTAGTAATTTGACACACTACTGCAGTCGGGGCTGCCGCAGCTTCATTGTAATCAGTCTTGCTAAAGCTACACAGAGTTTGATCAACCAACGCAGACCCCGCCACCGACACGTTACCGTACTTTCCGATACGGAGAGTATTCGTAGCATTAGGAGCCTTGATCGCTGCGCCGTTTACAGAGAACGTATTAGAGGCGGTGAGGAGTGCTCCCTCGGTACCATCATCTGTCAGAGTAAGCATGTCGGTAATTGGGGATGCAGTGACACCGAGTGCGGGAGGATACTGCAGCGTCGCGTCTG